AGGGGTTGGAATAGGTGAAGGGGTTTCTGAAGGCTGCACAAAGGTTTCTGACGGCTCTGGGCTTGGCTCTGTTGGCTGGGGTGACGGCTCTTCTGTTGGCTCTGGTGATTCTGACGGCTGTGGTTCAGGGCTGGCAGTAGGACTTGGCTCAATAGTTTGTGTAGGTTCTGGCGTAGGCTCAACTGTTGGTGTTGGACTTGGCAAGATACCACCAGAAGAAGTCCATATGGCTCTTTCATGGCTAGGACCCCAGTTTAATCCAACTGTGTTTCCAACTCTCCAACCGTTACAAATAAATCCTGCACCACAGTGTCCCGTGTGCCAAGAAAGTCTTCCCCATCCAGTTTGCCCACCACCCCATCCATCTTGAACATCAGCAGAGCTTTGTTGAATTGAAGATACTGGAGAAAATCCCATTGATTGTGTTGGGTTTAAGTACCAAAAAGATCCGTTTTCTTCTATAGTTTGATTATATCCAGTTTCAGTAAAGACCATATCTCTTTTACCTGCAGCAAGTAACATGTAACTATCTGAATCAGTTAGTCCACCAGCATATAGGATATAGTCTCCAAGACATTGATTTTTTACTGCATCTATGGCAAAGCCAGCGTCTTGATAATTTGAAGACCAACACAAAGCCCATCCACTGTTAATTAGTGTTTGTTTTGTTACATCAGTTTGGGGTCCAGCAGGGTAATATGTAGGTGGAGATGATATTGCAAAAGAAGGAATAACAGCCCATAAAAATATAAGTGAATATATTGGAAGTAGTAGTAGGTAGGAAAAAAATTTTTTCAATTTATTGCATAGACTCCTCGTTAGACGTATCTAACAAATCTATTATATCATTACTAATAAACTAATTAATAGTTGTTTCAGGAATAAAATCAGAAAAGTCTTGCGGGTAATCTCCATTTGGAGTCCACATTTTGAATTGTCTAATATCAGAATTATATGTTTTACTTCCACCAGTAATTCTAATTTGAACTACTACAGGATACTTTGTTACAATGTTCCAACAGTTAGAGGCTACAAATTCACTACCTGGTTTTTCAGTAAAGAAGTATGTATTAGTTGCACTTGGATCATTTGGACCTGGAACTATTCTTGTTATTCTTAACTTAATATAAGAAGGACTCTTCTTTCCTTTTGTATCAATACCAGCTTGATAGCAAAATAAAGATCTTTTTCCATTACCCTGAATTTCTGTCTTGCCACCATTAAATTTTAAAGTTGTCCACTTTCCCTTTGGAATTACTTGAATCTCTGTGGACTTATATCTAATAGAATCTGATGCATTTGCTGGTGCTGTTTGAGCAAAAAATAAGAATACTGACAATATTGAGGCTATAAACTTTTTGTGCATCTAATTAGTTTATCATAAATAATATTAGACAGTTTTACGACTTGTCTAGGTCGTTTCCCATCCTAAGGAAATTTATTAATTTCTAGGAGGAATATTTCTATTTTCAACGGCAAGTAGCTGACCTTTGTGCTCTGCTTTTATGTCTTTTCTTACCCAAGTCATACCATATGTGTGATCTAGATTTTCTAACCCTACTCTTACCTTCAATCTTTCAGCCATTGACTGGAATGTTGGATCATCACTTAAATTAAGATATGAGTTGTGATACCAAGGTAGATCATAGAATGCAGGAGAGTTTACCAAAAGCATACCTGCTGTATTCCAGTGCTCTTCAATTCTTGGATTATCAGAAACGGCTTTACCTTTTAGTCCATATACTGGAACATCTGCACTAACAATTGGATGATCTACTTCAAACAATTTTTCAATAAGTTCTGCAGTTAAAATTATATCTGAATCAACATACAAGATTGCATCATAGTTTACAACTCCAACATTTTCTTCTGTACAGTCTTCTCCCCAGTGATGTCCAGAAGTTATGCGAATTCTTTGTGCAAATTCTCTGATAAGATTTCTACCAGTTTCAATCCTAATCCATCTATTAGAAGAGGTTACTGTGCTTTCCATATCGTTTACTGTATATGTCCAAAAGTCTCCATTAATTTGCTTCAAAGCTTCTAGAACTCTTGCAAATGGATCAAGACCTCTGCTATCCAGTTCTAGTGCTGTGAAGAATTTTGCATTCGGGAATTTTGCAATTATTTGTTTTGAGTTTTCAAGCCAAGACATTTCTTCACCCATGTCTGCTTTCCATCCCACAAGCGGTGTACCAATAACAAAGTGTTTGTTATAATCTATCTCTTTAAACATTATGACTACTCCTAATGTATTCAATTACATCAGAGCAATAGCCATAATAGTCTAAGTCTTTCATTTCTTCTACAGTTCTAAATAGTTCTGGAAGAACTGCAATTGTTTTTGAATTTGCCTTTGCCACTCCTGGAAATGCCCACACATAACCTTTGCTAGTTAAAGTATAGTCATCTGCTTTATGAAAAAAGCAATTCAAATCTTCATCAAGAGCATACTTTAAAGACTCTTTATCTTTACAGTGAACCCACAAACTTTCTCTACAATCATCAATAAAATTATCATCTATTAAATACTGTGGTTTTTCGTGACCTAAAAATATTTGTCCATCTTTGTGACGAAGATCAACTTCTACATCAAAGCCTTTGTTTATAGCTTGATAAATATAAACAGGACTGTTTTCAAGATCATGATGCTTTCCAGTTAAATTTCCACGATGAGATATGTATACCATTATTTTTCAACCTGTACCCAAATCCAATTTCTATGGTTATCTCCTGGACCAGTAGTTTAAAACCAAGTTTGTTTACAAGGTCATCAATGAGTTCACTTTCATCTGTAATACTAACATCTGAATGACCGTTAGTGCTTGCAGCATCATATAGGTTATCATAGTATCCAGCAGTTGGGATTCCTTCTTTCCCACCAAACCCCATTTGGAAGCAAACCTTTCCACCATCTTTTAAAACACGATGGGCTTCTTTAAGAATGTTAAATCTAACTTCATGCACACAAATATGCTGAAAACAAATTACTGCAAACATTACATCATAAACATTATCTTTGATCATTGAAAGACTGTCTCCTGGAGTAACATATAGGTTTGGAATTTTTATATTGTTATGCTTTAAATTTGTTTTAGCTTTTTCTAAATTAACATCTGAAATGTCTACTCCATCAATTCTTTCAAACCTGCTATTAAACTTTACAAGGTTTCTTCCTGGACCACAACCGTAGTCTAAAGCAATCATCCCTGTTGTATCAAAATCCTTAAACAGATACTCATCATAGTCTGACCAGTTATTGTGTGCATCATACGATCCAACAACTGGATCTCTAAAGCTTAAGGACCACTTGGATGCATATTCGTCATAGTAGTCATTCTGCATTTTTAAATAATCTTTTTTTCCTTTTGCCATTACTGCTCCTTATTATTTTCTAAAAAGTAATTCAAATCTTCAGGGGTTCCAATTCCCCACATCTTATCAATCATTTTTAATCTAACCTTTTTCCCATCTTGTATGGCTTCATTAAATACTGGGCAAACATAAAATTCATTATTAGTTCTAACATTCTTATCTATCATTTGATTAGCATACTTAACATAGTCTGAACCATGTTTCCAGTAATAAATTCCAACAGTTGCATTGTCAGAAATTGGATTCTTTTCTGCTACCTCTGAAACAAAACCATCTTCTCCAGTTTTTGCAAAAGACCACTTTGGATGAGTAGCTTTAAATGAAAGAATTCCACCATCAGCATTACTTGCTGAAAATTCGTAGAGTGCTTCGTTTGAATCCCACTCTACATACTGATCTGAGTTAGCCATAAGCAATGGTTTATCACTATTAATTAGGTGCTCTGCAAGTAGTGTAGTACAAGCTGCACCTTCTGTCATTCCATCAACAATAACTATGTCGCAATCTGGTGCAATTAAGTTTAGCAATTGCTTTAAATTATATTTTTCATAATGATCTTTTTGAACTAAGAAAATATAGTGTGCATCAATGTTAAGATTTTCAACAACTACCTGAATCATTGGTTTGCCATTAACTTCAATTAATGGCTTTGGGAATGTATATCCAGCTTGTGCAAATCTTGAACCTGCTCCAGCCATAGGAATAAGAACATTCATGTCTTTATTTTTCCAAGGCACTTGTCCAGTTCTCTCTTTCTGCTCAAACTTATTTATAAAGTCTATGAATATTATATCATTTAGATCATAGGAATCTTTAATTGGGTATAGGTTTGCTCCAGAACTTAGAGCACCTTGCCTACCTACATGAGAGTCTTCAATAATGATATGCTACCGCTATCTTCCAGCCATTTTCTTTTAAGTAATGCATAATATTACTAGCATGAGTATTTATTGGTAGGTTTTCTAGTAATCTAAAGGTAGCCTCTTGCTTATTCTTCCAAACTTCATCATGCTTATTAACTGGCAAACCTTTTTCTTTAGTAAGCATTTCAAGCTTTTTTCTTGTATTTAATCCATCATACTTAGACAAGTGTTCTTGATAGGATATTGCATACTTCCCATCAATCAAAGTTAGAGCATCATTTAAAGCTTTATAGTGAAGATCTTTTGAATCAATTAGCACTCCGTCTAAATCAAATATAACTAATTTATTACTCATCTTTGTGGTCCTGCATGTCTATGCCACTTGTTATGCCTAACAATACTTCTACCATTGCACTTCATAACATATTTATCTCTTACTCTATAAGACCATTCAACATCTTCTTCTTCATTCCAACCACGACTCTCATCAAGTGGCTCTTCAATCATAACGTTACGCTTTAAAATAAAGAATCCACCAGAAATATACATATATTGTGTTTGAGACCAGTCATCATACCTTAGAGACCAAGCCCTTCCATGACCAGGCTTGTCCCATAAAGACCAGTCCATAGGATTTCTTGCACCAGTAATCAGATATTGCGGGCAAGAACAGATATCCCAATCAGTTCCAAACTCAACAAAGTTTTTATACCAGTCTTTATCAAAGATATGATAGTCATGCATAAGCACAATGTTTTCATACTTAGCTTCCTTTACAAGAATGTTTTTCTTTTTAGTAATCCATCTTTCTTTAATAGATTCATCAAAGTCAATCTTTTTAATATCTTCCCCATCAATATCAGAACTATCTCCACCACCAACAAATAGTATTTCATATTCTGGGATATTAAGATTACGAATGCTTTCTATAATCTCTTGAAGTCTTTGCTTATCTTCATAAACAGTTATGATACCAAATGTCCACTGTATGTCATTCATTTGTAAAGCCTGTCGCTACAACAGTTACTAAAATTCCATCCTCAAGATCTGGATCTAATACAGTACCAAATATGATGTCAGCATCTTCATGTGCTTTATCTGCTACTAGTGATGCAATAGTGTTTACTTCTTGCATTTTAATTTGACCAGAGGATGCAATTGAAATTAAAACACCTGTTGCACCATTAAGATCAACATTAAGAATTGGACTTGTAATTGCTTCATTACCTGCAACCTCTGCACGATCTTCTCCAGATGCATACCCAATACCCATAAATGCAGAACCAGCATTCTTCATAACTCTTTTAATGTCTGCAAAGTCTATATTAATTTGACCAGGGGTTGTTATTAAATCTGATATACCTGCTACTGCTTTTAGTAAAACATTGTCTGCTTCCTTAAATGCATCCTGCATAGAAATTTCTGGATCAAGCATTGAAATAAGGTTTTCATTTGGAATAACTATAAGGGTGTCAACTTCTTTACTAAAACTATTAATTCCCTCTAAGGCATTATTCATACGCTTCTTGCCCTCAAATGCAAATGGTGTAGTAACAACGCCTACAGTTAATGCTCCAGCTTTTTTGGCACATCCAGCAACTATTGGTGCAGAGCCAGTTCCAGTTCCGCCACCCATTCCAGCCGTTACAAAAACAACGTCAGCTCCTGAAACAACTTCTGCAATTTCATTTATGCTATCTTTAGCAGAGAGTCTTCCAATATTTGGGTCTGCACCAGCACCAAGACCACGAGTTCTATCTTTTCCAATATCAACTTTAACATCTGCCAAACTTGGCATTAACGCTTGAACATCAGTGTTTATTGCAATAAACTCTACTCCAGATAGTCCTTGAGTTATCATGCTATCAACGGCATTTATTCCGCCACCACCGCAGCCTACTACTCTTATGTCAACCAAATTGCTCATAAGAACATTATACCTTAAACTATCCTATTTCTTTTCTTAGATCTGCCCACATGGTTCTAGTCTCTTCTATCTTTATGATAGCATCTAATACTGTCATTTCCATTAGCTCATCTACATCCATGCCAATTTTTTCAGCAAACTTAATCATTTTTGTAAGAAACATTATCTAAAACTATCTACTGAAATGTAGAGGGATTCTGCAAAAGATGCATTCTCTACTGCAAGATCAACTATGTGAGACTTCTTGCTTTTATCTCCAAGCTGTCTTGTAAGCAAGTACGATGCCAGGGCATGGGAATACTTATTAACAAACTCATCTACTGTGTATAAATTATTTTCATAGATAACTGTTCTTTCATCTTTTACTTCTTTTTTATTTTTCATTCAACATTGTCCTAACTATTTCAAGAGCCATAGTGACACCATGAACTGGCAGCCCTAACTTGACTCGCTCATCTCTAACATATTCTATTCTATTTTGCACGGAAAGTAAAGTATTGCTTTTAACAAAACTATTAATTGATTCTAGTTCTCTTGCACGATCTTTGTAATAATAAACATCATCACACATTAAATTAAATCTTCTGTTAATCGTTCAAATTGTGGCAATGGTTCTAAATTATCAAATATCCCCATTTGATTATGTGGCTCAGAAAGATTAGATTCATCTTCATAATCATCCCATACTGCTGTATACATATCTGCATAAGGATATGCCCAATTAGATATCTTCCCAGCAAAACTTATAGTTTTGTTTGCAAACCATCTAACCAATGGACCCTTGTCCACCTCGTGCTCTAAGTTAAATTCCATGATATCCTCGTATTTTTAATAGCTTCTTGTAAAGAAGTTCTTGTAACAAACATTTTAATTTTATCATAAAGACTAGGAGACATCTCATTATAGTAAAGCACTACCTTTGGCTTTGCAAATCCCATAGGACATCCTGAACTGACTTCGGCAATTGGCTCTCCAATAACCATTGGATCTGACTTCAATACCTTTATAGCCATATCTGCTGCTAAAGCAAGGTCTTCAACTTTTTCAACATCATCAGACATTTGTTTTTTAACAACTCTAACTATCATACTATTTCCTTTTCTTTCCATCTGACCTTATTGACTTAATTCTTTTCTTTAAATACTCATCTTCATGCTGCAAGTAAAAGTGTACAAAAAGTTTTTCATACTCTTTATCATCAAGCTTTCCGTTTTCTTTTTGATACTCTTCTAACATCTCTTTAACTTTTTCAATAAGAAAACTCATTGTGTACCAGTTTCTTCTTTGTGCTCTGTTTTTATATGATTAATTAAATCTAATATATCCATATACATTTGTTCACACATATAACATTCGTTATAAATCTCTTTTTTATTAGACATTAGAACTCCAGAGGTAATACTATTGATGGAGTAAGTTCGCCCATCCAAGCACCAAGACAATTGTATGATATGTATTCAACAGCTTCATCATATTCCATGCCATCTCTATCCATTAAAACATCTACCATTTTTTCCCAAGAATAGGTAGCCAGTGTTGGTTGACCACACCTTAAAGAAAGTCCTATGAATGCCTCTTCAAAGCCGTCCATAATCATGATCTCTTCTTCTATTTGAGAAAGAGCTTGTTCAAGTTCTTCTTTATTCATTACCATCCACCAATGCAATTATTAGAGTGGGTATGTATCCAGAAGTTTCCTTCCAGATGTTTCTTAGTTGGTGCATACAGCTCTTCACCACATGCACCACATTCGTAAGACCACTCTTCTGCAAAAAAGTCATACTGAAATCCTCTATTTTTATTTAGGGTAGATAACATACGATTCATCCTTGTCGTTTTTATCAAGGCTTGACTGTTCTTTCATCTTAATCCTTGCTACATTTTCAGCAGCACTACTTGATGCAAAAACTAAACCTTTCAAACCACACTGAACTTTTTTCCATTCATTGATTCCAAGCCTTACTTGAACTGAAGCTTTCCAGCCACCTTTAACCTTTGTAATGACTGCACGATATTGTTTTTCTTCAACTAACATTTCATTTTTCTTAGACACTGCTATCCTCCTGTGCTATAAAAGCCTTTTCCTTTAAATTGAATTCCTCCAACACCAAAAATCCTTTTGATGCTGCTACCACAATCTGGACAATTTTCTGGGTCAGGGTCATTCATACCCTTGACCAACTCTTTATTGTCTTCGCATTTTTCACATGCATATAAATATACTGGCATTAATATACTCTACCAAACTTTTTCTATTTTGTCAAATATTGAAATGTCCCCCCGAAGGGGGACACCCAACTAAGCCCAAGGATCAGGCTCTTCAGATACCGATACTGTAGCGTTTGCAACATTTGTTGACTTGCTAAAGTTACCAGTCTTGATAGACATTGACTGACCAACATCAGTAGCATCAATTTCAAAGGCATTGCCCTTTGTTCCATCTTTTCTTTGGAACTCACGATACTTTAACTTACCATGAACAATTACCTTATTTCCCTTTGACAAACTTCCAGCAACATTTTCTGCTAGTGTTCGCCAACATACAACATCGTAGAATGCTGTATCTCCATCTTTCCAAGATCCATCAGAATCTTGAAATCTTTCAGTGCTTGCAACTCTAAGCTTTGCAAGAACTTTTCCAGCACCAAGATCCTTAACTTCAGGATCCTTTACTAGATTTCCAACTACTGTAATTAGTGTAGCCATTTTTTCTCCTTAACCCTTATCTGGGTGTGTTATGTCAAGAATTGGATCCAGGGCTACCTGTGCTCCAAGACTCTCCAGCATTTTTTTTATTTTCGTCATATACTCTATACAACGAAGTCTTTCTGGGTCACTCATATGTCTCCAGTGACTCTCATAGAATTGTATCGCAAGGAAGTGCTCGTAGTCAACTATATCCATATGAAAATCTTTTGGTGGCTTTATTGAGTGAACAGCCTTTTTCATATTTGATGTATACATTATTCCTTCTCCATTGTTATACCAGACCAGATATCAAACCAGTCTGTCTTTTCTTTGTGACTATTAAATTCTCTAGATATCTTTCCGCCTTCTAAATACACTCCACCCCAAACTCCCCATTCAGAGTTACTAACACCATAAGCAAGGCATTGCCTTTGTGCTGGACATTTTATGCATAAAAGATCTACTTTTTTTGAAACCTCTGGATTTTCTTCATATTGATCAAAGAAAAGATTTGTATCCATATTAAGGCATAAAGCTTTTTCATCAAACTTGTACATCGCCCTTCCTTAATATAGAGTCAGGTATGTCCCA